ATCCCCCGTTTGATTTCCGGTTTTTATGCGTGTGACCCCACGCCCGTTCCCCGGCGGGTCCCTTGTGGAGATTTCGACCGCCCCTCCCGGCTGGCAGAAATCCCCACAAGGAACCCGCACACGGTACATTAACGCTTATTCCACCGGTCACCGCGCTCCGCATGAATCCTCGCATGGCAGGACTGGCACAGCGACACGAGGTTCGCCTCGTCATGCGTCCCGCCCTCTGCCAATGGCAGCCTGTGGTGTACTTCCTCCACCGGCCGCAGCAGCCCCTTCTTCCGGCACTCCTCACAGAACGGGTGCTTTGCGGCGTAACGGTCACGGATTCGTTTCCACGCCCTGCCATACCTACGGCGTACAGCCGGGTCACGGTCGTACTTCTCGTAGCGGCGGTTCTCCTGCTTCCCATGCTCCTCACAGAACCGCCCCTCCGTCAGCCTGGGACAGCCAGGGAAGGAACACGGCCCCTTCGGTTTCCTTGGCATCTGCCTCACCTCCTCACGGCATAAAGAAAGCCCCTGCAGGATTCCGATGCTCCCGCGAAGGCCCTCTTGACATTTTTACCCTATCAGCATACCACGCCGAAACGGATAAATCATCTCACAAAGTGGACATTATGGTTTCCCGAACAGCAGGGTGGTCAGCTTTGCCAGCGCCCGGTTCTTCCTCCGGTATGCGGACGCCCGCTCAATCCCAAAGTAGTCCGCCACGTCATCCGCCGCGCTGCTGCCGTATTCGTTGTCCTCACTGTAGAACGCATCCAGCACATAGCGGTCGTCCTCCGAAAGCTCCTCCCATGCCGGGCCGAACCACGCCATGTATTCCATTGCCTGCCGGTACCGCTCCCGCAGGACGCTGATCTCATCCATGCCCTCCGCCATCCTGTCCTCCGCGGCATGGGGATTGTGTGCGTGTGGCACCCCGTCAAACTGCGGGCTACTGATCCCGCCCATTTTTTCATATGCTACCTTTATCTCATCGTCCGTGTGTTCAATGATGAACTTCATACTGCCGTAATCCTTCACCGCGTCTGCCGCCGCCGACTTCTTATCCAGGTACTTCCATGCGATTCCCATAATCTGATACCTCCAATAGAAAATTTTAACTGTTCCCGGATTGTCACTTGTTTTCATCATTTGGCTCAGATTGTCATTGATTGGCTTTTATTTCCAGGTCTGCTTTCACCGCATCGATCAGCGCGGCCTGCGTGGTATCTTTTTCAGAAAGGGCTTTCATGATCCGCTCATCTATGGTGCCTTCCGTGATGATGTGCTGCACCACCACCGTTTCCGATTGCTGCCCCTGCCGCCACAGCCTCGCCACCGTCTGCTGGTATAATTCCAGCGACCAGGTAAGGCCGAACCACACAAGGGTATTCCCACCGCTTTGGAGATTCAGGCCGTGTCCTGCGGATGCCGGATGAATCAATGCCACCGGGATTTCCCCGGCGTTCCACTTCCGGATACTGCCGTCCGTGTCCAGCCTGGCATACGGGATTTTCAGCTTCTGGAGCCGTTCCGTGATACGCTCCAGGTCATGCCGGAACCAGTAGGCCACAAGCACCGGCCTGCCGTATGCCGCCTCGATGATGTCCTCCAGTGCGTCCAGCTTCCGCTCATGGATGGCGATGGTTTCTCCCGCATCCGTGTACACCGCCCCGTCCGCCATCTGCGACAGCTTCCCGGAAAGGGATGCGGCGTTGGCGGCTGTGATTTCCCCATCTGGTAACTGCAAGACGAGGTCTTTTTTCAGCTCCTCATATTTCTCCCACTCCGTTTCGGAAAGGTACACCGTGTACCTGGAATCCACCAGCTCCGGCATCCGCAGGTGGTCGGTGGACTTCATGGAAATGGTGATGTCAGAGATTTTACTGTAAATCTGCTTCTCCGCCCCCGGCAGCGGCTTGTAGGAGAACACCACCTGCCCGTTCTGCTTATCCGGCCGGAAGTAGGAAGTGCGGTACTGCCCGATGAACCGGCCAAGCCGCTCCCCCATATCTAACAGCCGGAACTCCGCCCATAGGTCCATCAGGCCGTTGCTGCTTGGCGTGCCAGTCAGCCCCACGATGCGCTTCACTTTCGGCCGGACTTTCATCAGCGCCTTGAACAGCTTCGTCTGGTGGTTCTTGAAGGAGGACAGCTCATCAATCACCACCATGTCAAAATCAAAGGGGATGCCGCTCTCCGTAACCAGCCATTGTACGTTCTCACGGTTGATGAGATAGATGTCTGCCGGTTTTCGAAGTGCCGACAGCCGTTCGGTTTCTGTACCGACCGCCACGCTGTATTTCAGTCCATTCAAATGATTCCACTTTTTGATTTCATCTGCCCAAGTAGCCCTCGCCACCCGCAAAGGTGCTATTACGAGGATTTTATGAGCTTCAAAGCGGTCAAAAAGAAGATTGTTTATTGCCGTCAGAGTGATTGCGGTCTTGCTCAGCCTAAGCCCATATCCAGGAGAACCGCCGCTGTCTTATGGCTCTCGATGTAATCAATCGCATAGGACTGATAGTCATGTGGTATGAACTTCATTCGGCATCACCTCCCATCTCGCTAATGATGCGTGTAATCTGTTTCTCGCTGTCCAGCACATATACCTTGAATCCCAACCGCCGCAGGAGCTTATGCCTTGCAAGCTGCAGCGGCCTTGGCTTTTTGCCCGGCATCTTGACTTCCACGAATGCCAGCCTCCCGCCAGGGAGAATCGCTAATCTGTCAGGCATCCCGTCAAATCCGGGGGAGACAAATTTCGGCGCGATGCCTCCCGCAGCTTTTACGTCCCGGACGAATTTCTGTTCAATGGTTTTCTCCCGCATATGCCCTCCACAGTTCCTCAAAAGCGTCAACCGCTCCTCTGCAGGCACCGGCCTGCCAGAGATAGCTTGAGATTGCCTGATGGCTTGCCGTTTTGGGGAAATCAAAACACGCAAGCATATCCCTGACGAAATCGCCGCATGGTGAAGCGTCCCGTTTAAATTTCCCCGCCCATTGGAAAAACGGGCTGGGGTTGTCGTTGATTTCACGGGTGAGCACGATCCGATACCGCCAGTTCAGCTCCCCTGCATTCACGGGGGGATGCCCTGCCAGCATCATGGCGTCTTTGAACTCGTTATTGGTAAGGTAAATGCCCGTGTCATGCTCCAGCAGGTGTTTCATCCCATAACTCGTCCGCCCAGGCAGTATTTTCCCTGCGGCACGTACATTCTGCCGTATCCATTCATCCACCGCATTTTTCACATCATCGCTGCGGTCTGTGATCAGCCCATTGTCCTCCCATCCGTTTTCATTGGTGTAAGGCCGTCCATCTCTAATCATCGAAAATCCCTCCTTGTTCCTGTTCCGTACCCGTTCCATATGCCTGTTCCACCGGAAATCCTTTGTCTTCAAAAGCTTTTGGCATCCGTTGGAACAAGAGAACGGAAAATCCCCTTACGCGCGAAATACATGCGCTGGCACAAGAACGCCTGCTCCATTTACATATATTTTTTATTTTTTTGTGCTATTAAGATTTTTCTGTTCCATTGTTCCGCACAGCCGCCAGCGTCCGTGCCTTTAAAGCTTTCCGCATGGAACGGCCGTGCGGAACAGCCATGGAACAGGTCAGGTTGTTCTGATGTAGATACGCTGTTTCCCATAAATAGCGGACCGCCTGGACTTGTCGCTTTTCTTCCAGCCCTCAATCCGCGCCATAATGGCAGAGATAGCGTAGGAATCGGAGGGGCGCATCTCCTCCTTGCCCTTGCCAAAGCACTCGCACCAGATTTCAATGTTGCTGACGGTCTGCCTCACCACGGCCCCCTCCGTCCTCGTCGGGTCGTCCTGGTCCCGGAAATACTCGCGCCGCCTGTAAAGGTCCATGCCGTCCCAATCCTCCGGCAGGAGCATGTCAAGGTACTCCTGCACGATGCCTTCGCGGTCATCCTGCTCCATGGCTTCCCGCTGTTCACGCTTGGCATATTCCTCAAGGCCGGCGTCGAGATACAGCTTTTCCCCCGCTTTGGCGGTCTCGGCGGCCTCCGCCCAAATCTGCTTTACGACCTCGGCGGTCATATCCCAAGGCTTCCACTTCCCCTGGCCGCTCACCTTGACGTTCCAGAAGCGGCGGTTCCCCGTGATGTCGCGCAGATACCCGTTCTCGCTGTTGGTCGTGCCGAAGAACACGCACTGCCTCGGATGCGGCGTCACGCGCCGCCCAAAACTGGCCCTGTACTTATCGTCCTGCCTTGATATAAACGCCTTGACCTTGTCGATGTCAGCCTTCTTCATGCCCGCAAGCTCCCCGATCTCCAAGATCCAATAGCCCTGCAGCTTTTCCGCCGCCGTCTTGTCGTTCATATCCGAGAGCGCAAGGCTGTCGGAGAACCACTCCCCGCCAAGCCATGCGATCAGGGTGCTTTTGCCGATCCCCTGCGCCCCGTTCAGGACGATCATGGTGTCAAACTTAATGCCCGGATGATACACGCGCATATATGCCGCACACAGGGCTTTCCTCGTGACCGCCCGCACATAGGGGCTGTCCTCCGCGCCAAGGTAGTCGATCAATACAGTTTCGAGCCGTTCCGCCTTATCCCAGGGCGGCAGCGCCTCGAACATCTCCCTGATTGGATGGTAGGAGCGGTCATCCGTAACCTTTGTGACCGCAATGCGGTAGTTCCTGTCGGAGAACGAGCCGTAATTGGAATCCACAAAACTGATAAGCTGCGCATCGTCCGCGTCCCGCCAGAACCTTGCCGGGTGTTTCCACGGGACCTCGCCCTTAATCTCCATCCCGTCAGCCAGCTGATTGAAAACAATGCTTTTAAGGTTAGGATCGTTCTCCATGATCAGGGTAATGTTGCGGAGCGAGTTTTTAAGGGCCGTGGAGCGGCTTTCGTACTCAAGCTGTGTTTTCCACGAATCGTCATCCTCTGTGAAATCTGCTGCTGCGTTCCTCTGCTTTTCCTCCAAAATCAGCAGCTTGACCTTTTCATCCCTGCTTGCAAAATCCGCCATATCCCGGAAAGATTTCTTATCATCCTCATCCGGGAACTTATGCACCCTCACAAGGTCAAAGGCGTTCAGTTCCTTCCCGCAGGCGGGGTCCGACTCGTGGAAACTGTACGAGAACCTGTCATCGAAAACCATAACTCCCGCCATGCTGTCGGCTGGAATATAGTCATAGCGGTTTTCAGCCGCAGTCGGAGCGTATATGCCGCTTAAAAACTCCGCGATGGCTCCCGAAATGGAGTAGGCACGGCAGAACGCCCCTACGATGCCGTCCTTCTGCAAAGGGTCCGCCTGTTCCCTGCCCTTTGCCTTTATGACTTCCGACTGCCGGCTCGACATCGGCCACTGCGTGATGTCCCGCCAGTCCGCATACATGCCGAGATACTTATCGGGATCAAGCGGCTCCGCGTCCTGATCTTCAAATACAAACTGCCCGTTGGACGGGCAGGATGCCCAGTACATCATCCTGTTTGCCTGGTAGGTGGAATCATCGAAATAGTCCATGCCAATCTGCTTTGCGGCCATCCGCATGAGTGCCGGATACTCTTCCTCGCTGACTTCCCTCGCAAAGAGGATGACTATCCGGTATCTCGGATTATCCGGGGTATGGCTGTGCGTGGAGTAAAGGAAAAAAGTCACCCCATTAAGTGCCACCTTAACACTGTGCATAAAGACATCGTTGTCATCGATATGGTCTGCGTCAAGCGTCCCGATGGAGCGGAGCGCAACGCAGCCGTTTTTCCTGATGCCGCCCTTCAGCCAGCCGCCCAGGTAGCCGCCGACGTCTTTCAGCGCGTCCCTCTGCTGCTTTGTCAGCTTCGGGTATTCCCCCGCAGTTTCCGTTGTCCTGACAGGGCTGCTGTTGCGGCTCTTAAGGTACTCCCATTCCTGCTCCTGGTTTTTGTATTTTTTGTCCGTCTTCTTATTACAGACCGCCACCTTAATCTTCATGCGGGACCTCCTCCAGATCTTCCGTGAAATAACGGACAGCCTTGTGCATCCTCCTGGCTTTGCATATTTCCTTTTCCATGCCCTCGGATATGCGGCTCCCGAACACCCATACTTCCTGGCATTTGGCAAGGACCACCCCTCCCATGTAAAGGGCAAGCGGGCGTTCGGTTTCCTCCGACAAAAACTGTGGGAACAGCAGATGCACTGCCAGGGGGATGGCCCCCTTATCCACCGCGAAGCGTGAGTAAAGCCGCGCCTTTTTTGTATTGCCGCAGACATCCCCGCCGAACGGGCTGCAGATATAGACCAGCGGCCGGAAACGGGCGGCACGTTCTTCCTGCCCGATTTTTGCCAGCGCATGGTATGCGGTAAGATCCGCATACCCCTCCATATTTTTCTTACCGATCATCGCATCCGTCCTCCCTTTCCATCGTGGGCAGGATGCCGTCCGCCTTAAGCAGGCCGTAAATGAACAGCCGCCCCTGCTGCGTCCAGTAAGTATGCACCTTCGTGTGGACGGTGCCATCGTTTGCCGGATAGCTGTGCGTCTTGGTGCTGGTATATCCTTTTTCTGCGTATTTCTGGTACAGCAGCCAGATTTTATTCCCCTGCTTGTACTGCACGCCTTTTTCATGAAGGTACTGGTTCATGCGGTTTGCCGACCAGCCGTAGTCCTTTGCGATGACCGAGATTGCCACCAGATCCCTGCAGTTCAGCACCACGTCGTAATAACTCGCTTTCGGCTTCATCTCCGTAATCTGCTGATGCTGGACAGCGACGGTCTGCGCCAGCGTTCTGGAGCGTTCCCGCTCCGCTTTCAGTTCTGTCAGGGCCGCGATCATGGTATCGGGGTCTGCGAGTATTTCGTCCACCGCATACACACCGTGCTTCCGGAGGGCAGGCAACACCTCTGAAGTCACCCAGCGTTTGAATTTCTTCGCCGACGGCAGCCTGCTTGAGAGGATGAGGCTGTAAAGGCCGCTCTCGCTGATAACAGAAAATTCCTGGATACCGCCAGGGGTGTCGCATTTCGCTACCCCCTTATCTTCATCATCGACGTGCTTTGCAAGGGCGTCTCTTGGATTGCTGTAGCCCAAAGCTGCCGCTACATCCCTGCCCACAAAATGAGGCTCGCCATTTATAGTCACCGTTCTTACAGAACCAAGCTCTGCATTGCTGAATGTCTGTAATTCATGCATACGAATTACCTCCGTTTTCTAAAAAGTAAGGCATCTGATCTGCCTCCTGCCCCTATAGGCAAAGGAAATCTGCCAAATCCGAAGTGACCCGAAAAAATTTTTAGTCCAAAACTGTGCCGGCCTGATTTGATGTGCAAAAAAACAGGCATCCGTTCCCTTGTATGGGAAAGCAGACGCCCGTTCCGTTATTCTGCCTTTGAGTCTATCACGCCGATATTTCGCTTCATCCGTTTTCGGAGGGCTTCCGTCTTGTTAAACTGCGCCCTCCAGCGCCAGTATGCGGGCGATCCCTCTGGAAGCTCTTCCATCTTCTGCCTGTACATATCACAAAGCGCCTTATACCCGTCCGCCATCTCCCGCAACTCCGAGAGCAGCCCCGCCCTTGTCTCATCCGTGCAGTATTGATTGATGAGCCTTGCGGCCTTCTTCATCGCCGGCATCTTGCAGGGGAAGAATGTTTCCACAATAAGCTCCATGTATCCCGTCCCGTATTCAATCCGCAACCGTCCCATCGCACACCCCCTGCCTAATCCTTCTGGTAAAACTGACATTCATAACCGTCTGCCCGGAGCAGCAGCCCTTTTGCCCAGGGCGGCGTCCTGCCCATCTGTTCGCATACAGCCTCCACGGACATCCTCCTGTCCGATTCAATGATAATTTCATCATGCACATGGGCGACAATGGAGCAGTTCCGAAGCGTCCGCATGGCGTAACAGAGGATATCCCTGCTGACCGCCTGCACAATGTTTTCCACCAGCTTCCCGCCAAATGTTTCCAGGCGCTCCCATTTCTTCGTGCCGCCCGTACCCATGTATGTGACGGACTCCCCTCCGAAACGGTTCTCCCCGATGCGCGGCTTTACATAGGCAAGCCATCTGCCTGATGGGAGGATTGTGAACATCATGCCGCTCTGGTAAGTAAACTTTATGCCATGCGTTTCCGTGGTGTCCCTCTTCCTGAGGCATCCCTTCACGGCGGAGTCCACTTCCCACCAAAACCGCACGATATTGGGGTTCGCTTCCCGCCAGCTGTCCACAAGCGGCTGCAGCTCATCCTCCGCCATCCCCGCTTCCAGTGCGCCCATTGACTTTAATGCGCCGACCGCCCCGCCGTAGCCGCAGGACAAAGTGGCCTGCTTCCCTTTCTGCCGAAGCCCCGCATTCTCGCCGTGCTTCTCCACCCTGCAGTGGAACATGCGGGCGGCGGTCTCGCAGTAGATGTCGCCGCCTTTTTCAAACACCTCCGACACCCACTTTTCCCCGGCAAGCCACGCAAGCACCCTCGCTTCGATAGCTGAAAAATCCGCCACAATGAATTTTCTTCCGTCCTGCGGCACAAATGCCGTGCGGATGAGCTGGGACAGCGTGTCGGGAATATCTTCATAGAGCATTTCCAGAGCGTCATAATCCCCGCGTTTCACAAGCTCCCGCGCCTGTTCCAAGTCGGGGATATGGTTCTGAGGGAGATTTTGCAGCTGTATGATCTTCCCGCTGTACCGGCCGGTCCTATTAGCGCCATAAAAGGCAAACATCCCGTGCGCCCGGCTGTCCGCACACACCGCATTCTCCATCGCCTGGTATTTTTTCACGGAGGATTTAGCAAGCTGCTGCCGGAGCGTCAGCACCGTCCGTAATGGCTCCGGCGCATCCTTCAGAAGCCCTGCCACCGCTTTTTTATCCAGTGAATCCGTCCCCATCCCATTCCCTGCAAGCCACTGCTTCATCTGTTGCACGGAGTTTGGGTTCTCCAGCCCCGTCAGCCTCTTCATGGCCGCAGACAGCTCCGCCTTGGAACGCCCGTCCATGACGATCGCGTTTCTGACCATCCCCATATCCACGCCGATGCCCCGGTCGTTTATTTCCTGGTCGAGATGGTATTCCTCCCACACAAAATCCGGCACGGGAAACTTGGAAAGCCTCTGCTGTATCTGCATTTCGGTTTCCACGTCACGGAGGTTGTATGCTTTGAACCGCACCCACTTTTCCCTGTCATGCTCCGGCAGGTTCCGCATCCGTCCGCCGTTCGCCTTGGTCGCCTTGCAGGGTACGCAGAAATACCGAATCAAGTCCTTCCCTTCCGACAGCTTCTGCTTTTCCAAGCCAAGCGCCGCCCCCACATCCTCCAGCGACCGCGGGAGACCGAGATAAGCCGACCAGACCATGGAGCATTTCCACGATTCCGGCTCTAACCATTCCCCCAGACAGCTTGACAGGCAGACACGCTCGAAATTTGCGTTATATGCCCACTTGGTCACGTTTTCGTCCGCAAGTGCCGCTAATATTCCCGCAGGGATTTCCTCGCCGCAGGCCAGGTCAACAACTTTCACATCCCCGCCGTCCGCCGAATATCCGAACAGGAGTATTTCAAAATCCGGGCTTTCCGCATACTTGTAAACGCCGCATTTGGACAGATCCACAGATGAAAATGTTTCTATGTCAATTTCTAAATTTTTCATTATATACGGTCCTTTCCGTGTAAAAGCGGCGGGAGCGTCCAAAATCGGACTTTCCCGCCACCCACCGTTATGTTGTCTGTTTATGAGAGAAAATCGTCATTGCCCTCGTCTGCAAAATCATCCTCGGCTCTGGTCTTGCCGCCCAGCGGCTCTCCATCACGGATCTTCTGAAGATTGTTCAGGCCGCAGGCAATGCCGCGGTTTCCATTGCTGTTGAACGCGTAGAAGTTGATGCTTGCCCTGCCATACACGCCGCTGTACACCTCCGAGGTGTCTATGATAGGCTGGCGGTCAGCGTCCACGATGCCGGGAGCCGTGCTGCTGTTGGCGTTGACAAAATACGCATTGGCATAGGCTTCGTCGTCCGGACGCTCCAGATCACCGTCACGGAGCGGGGTTTTCAGAACAGAGAGAGCAGGGACGGCCTTGCCATTGCCCTTCAGCTTGCTTTCTCCCTCCTCATAGGCAGCCTGGATCGCCGCCTTGATCTTATTTATTGTAGCCGTGTCCGACTTCGGGATGATGAGCGACACGGAAAACTTCGGCGCACCGCCGTTGATGGACTTTGCCTGCCACACGTTGGCATAGCTCCATCTGGTGCCAGGTCCTGTGATAACTTTTGTCGGGTTAGTGAAATTTGCCATTTAATTTTCCTCCTTAAAATCGTCTGCGGCGTTTGCCGCATTATCCATAGCTGGCCGCCTGTCCGACATGGGTACTAAAGTCGGCCTGCCCTTTGGTTTTTCAACCAGGTTTCCGAGCAGCTTGTCGAATTTTGCTTTTCCGAGCAGCTTTGTCATAGCCGTGATGCCGAGGATCTTATGTTCAAACGGATCGAAACCTTCCTGCTTTACGACATCTGCAGCTGCCGTTTCATTGATGTATCTGCGGTTAGAGCGCCCCTCTACCACTTTCCAGCCGTCATATTCCACTCCTGCGAGCGCCTGCGCCAGAGCATATTCCTTCACGTCCGCCGCCCAAGCCGCCAGTTCATCCGCTTTCGCAAGAACGGCAGCAATCTCAGCTGTTTCCAATTCAGCGGGCATCTCGAAGTCGTACTTCGCCAGTTCGAGGTTGTACTCCGCCCTTTTCCTGCAGGTCGCTTTGACCTTGCAGAACCGGCAGTGTTCCCCGGCTTTGAATTCACCCCCGCCGTCATAGGCGAGTTTTGCAATAGGGGCGAGGGTCTCCTCTGCCCATTGGTAAAGGCCAGCCTTCGACATTGTGAACACACTAATGTTCTCCCGGCGCGGCTGGTAGATTGCCATGCAGACCGATGTGATGTCATAAATCCCATCAAAAAGTTCCAGGGCGCCAAGTGCATAGCACATCATCTGCGGATTCTCCAGGGCGGAAACCTCCACGCCCCTGCCATACTTGAAATCAATCACATGGAGCGTCCCGTCCGCTATGATCAGGCAGTCACCCGTGCCGAAGCCCTCCGGCACATACCTGGAGAAATCAAGCCGCTGTTCCACAAGCACCACGGGATCCCCGCATGTGTCCTTCACTTTCTCCACGATTTCAGAAATGTAGGCAGCATAGTCCTCCGCGCACCGCTCCATCTCATCATCGTAAAATGACAGGTTTGCAGTGGGGTTCTCCGCTTTTTTGCCAAGATACTTCAGCACCTTGTACTCGCACAGGCTGTGTGCGTCCGTTCCCTCTGCGGCGTATTCGCTGCCCATGTCCTCCACTTCCGCACAGAGCTTTGCGGAGGGCGGGCAGACGAGCCACCGGTGGCTTGAGGATGCGGAGAGCAATGCGTGTTTACCCATTTCCCAGCACCTCCGCTTCCGCAAGCAGGGCTTCATATTCCGCTGGATCAACATCCGACAGCTTATCTGCTCCGTGCTGTGTGATGAGGCTCCTGACCTCCGCCGTATATCCCGCACGGGATTTTTCCGCCAGCACCATACGGACTTCTTCCAGCGTCAGCGGTTTCTTTTCCGGCTCCGCTTCTGCAGGAGCAGGTTCCTGCGCCTTCGGCGGTTCCGGCTTAGGCTCTGCTTTCGCCCTGGTTTTCTTCTTCGGTTCTTCCTTCGGCTCGTCGCTTGCCATTGCATCTGCAAGTGCCTGCAGGCTGTCTCCCAAAGAACGAACATCCTCGATGACGTTCAGAAGCATCTTAATCCTGCTCATTTTCCTTTTTCCCTCCTTTGACTTCATGTACCTCTACCGATTCCACGCTCTGGCCGGGCGATAGCAGATAAACCGTTGAAAATTCTCCAAAAAGCAGACGGAGAAGCCTCGCCGGCAGCCTGCGGTCAGCTCCTTCCAGAACCTTTGTCCTGGATTTTTCATCCGTGACATTAATGCGGATTCTGTGTTTGAGTGCCATTTCCAGTTGCCTTCCTTTCTGCAGGGACTGTATCGTTTCCCCTTACACCCCTATAGGCAAAAGGAAATGGCGGAATCCGAAGTGCTATCTGTATAAATTTTTCAAAAACTCATCCCCGGCAATGGCGGCATTGATCTTTTTCACTAGCTGACCGACACGGACATCACTGATTCCGATTTCTTTTCCAGCTTTTGCTTTAGACAGCCCCTTCATAAATACAAGCCGGTAGACTTTCTGCCACTGTTCCGGCATTGCCGCCACAAGCTCCCGCAGACGGATGATCGTGTCTGGGACTTCTTCCTCATCCGATATAGACAGCTGCTCCTCCAGGCGGCTGCTGTCGCCCAAGCCATCGCCGTCAGGATCGGTCTGCCCGTCCAGGGATTCCAGAATACGGTGTCTGCCGGGAATTTCATCCGCAAATGGCTCCCTGCCGTACCGCTCCCTGAAATCAGCAATAAATTTTGCCTTCCATTCCTCATAGACAGGCTGATACCACTCCGGAAGCCTGTTTTCCTTGGCATTGACATAAACCTCGTGGTCGTCCATCTTGTGGAGGTTAAGGATGTCCACTTCGGTCACCCCGTCCTTTCCCGGCTTGTACTCCATTACGAATATCCCGTTGTCATCAAACAGTTTGTAGGTTCCTCTTTTTGCTTGTGGCGTCTTTTTGGTTTTCATAGATTGTCCTTTCCGTCCGAGCGGTACGGAAGGACACAAAAAGAGCCTACGGCGAAGATAACCACGGACTCCGACAACCGAAAATGGGCGCACGAAACCACGGTGGGAGCATCTTCATTCCATACACAGCCTTTATCGCTGTGCCTTGAAACTCTTATGCATCCCTCCATCCTGATGGCCATCTCGGACTAAGAGATTTAATTGTTGTGAATTGAATTTTTGCCTTTTCGATTTTTTGTCTGCTTTCGCAAAATATTTTTTCGCAGAAGCTGTAGACATTTCCACAGATGTGTGATATAACAAAATAAAATCTTTTGCGATGTGCAGAGGTTCTTTTCGATTACACTTAAAACCTATAGTAGATACCGTTTCCGTCAATACCTTTGAGAGGTTACTTTGGTGGATAACGTTACTTTTGAACGAGAGGCAGAAATTTGGAGAATAAAAAAGTTCCATACCTCTGCGGAGGCACTCTCTTCTTTCTGCTTGTGCAGACAAAGAAGCCGAGATCCAACGCAAGGGAGCGGGAAAACGGAGTAAAAGACCATTTAACTGATCCTGAAATGATGGAAGGATTGATTCAGGCAATCACCGGCAATTATACACACGCTAACGGCGGCAGCCTGAAGAAGGACACTTCACAGTTTCGAGAATGTAAGATCAATGGCAGCACGAGCATTCCAATCAATGAACAGGCTGTTATCAGCAGCTATGATTACGATATAAAGAACAATTACAGCGTCGCTCTCTCACGGATGGTGAAGTTTTCGGAGGATTTCCTTGATCCCTCAAAAGCAGCGTGGCTTGTAAGGGTACTGCTTGATATGATCGGGCAGGACGACATTGATGAAAGCACACCCTTTTTTGTGCTACGGAACGGCTCATTCTTTTCAAAGTCTGACCTAAATGGAATAGATCGCCTTGATTTCCAGCCTTTTTTAACAGGCGTGGTTCATTACATACTGACGCACCGCACCGACAATATATCCGGGTTGCCTACACTGGACGTATTAGGAATCAAAAAGGAAGGCCAAGAACGCAAAGCCAAGAAGGATTTCCCGTTTGGAAATTCCCTGAAAGTCTACGTTGATTGGTATACTTCGGCTGAAGCAGTCACACTTGCTGATGAACAAGAAACTGGCGAAGAACAGGAAATCGAACCAGAATATGCCGAAACAGAAATCATAGATAACTGCTCCGAAAAAGTGGAAACAAAAACCGCAAACCAGTCTGTATTTATCAATAGTGGCAACGGAATCCAGATTGGTGTAAATTACGGAACGATTAACCTGTCACCGCAGCGAAACACAAAGGATAGCTAACGGTGTAGCATACGGTTATTCCGCCCATAGCAGCTGTAGATAGCAAACATGATATTTAGCGAGGAGGTGTTTAATGGACAATAATCAACTCATTCCATCAGAACTAACGTCTGCGCTCGCCAAAACAGCCAATCCTAACATATTGGTAAACCAAGGGGATGGCATTCAGATTCAACAGAACAGCGGCCCAATCAATATCAATGTGAGCAGCACCGAACTGTCTGAGCTGTTAGGCGGCATATTCAGATTAACGCCCTCAGAAAATCCTGTAACACACGCCATGGAATGGGCATCGCTCAGCAAAGACTGTTACTGCCTCTTCGTGTTGGAAAATGAGGAATATAGCGATGGCACATTCTCAATTGCAAAAGACCGTGCCCTGCAAAAGCACACGCCAGCTGAAATCCGGGATAAGTACAGGATGCTTAGTTTGGACAATATAGCCGAACTCAAATTGATGCCTTGCATTTTTGCAAAACGCAATATTCGTTACAAGGAAACAGAACCGGGACATCCGGCGCTTGTAGGAAGGATATGTGACATTGTACCGCAAGGCGAAGTCATAAAAATACGTTTTAACGGATTCCAGGCATTCCCGCAGCAGATATTAAACCAGAATATCAGCCTTTTACATATGGCATCCGCACCACTACGGAACGAACTTGATTTAGAACACTGGGCAATCAAACGATGCAATCTGATAGATGCCTTTGCAGCAATGAATATTGAGATTAAATAGGAGGACATCATGAACGAAAAAGTATCTGCTCTAATCGGAAAAGTAACTGTAAATTCACCTGTATTTCAAAGTGAGATCTTTTCCCCAACGCTAATAAATTATTTTTTCGGAAAGAATGGCACAGGCAAGTCCACGATTGCCAAACTGATTGGTAAGTCTGAAACCACCGAATGGCATTCCGGCATTTCCCCGGAAGACTATGAACTTCTGGTGTATAATGAGGAATTTATTCAGGAAAACATCCAAAGTTATGGGAATATTCCGGGTGTTTTCACCATAACCAAGCAAAATGCCGCTGTTAAGGCAGAGGCAGATAAAAAAACATCTGAATTAAAAGCGCTTTCCGATAAAAAAACCACAATAGGAAAGAAGATTACAGAAAACAACGGCAAACTGGAGAAGCTGTTCGCCAAGCTTGTGTCCGCACTTTGGGAGAAAAGTGAATCCATAAGAAAAGCATATCCTGGAACACAGGCAGGATTTACTAAAAGCCGCCAAAAATTTGTCACAGAGCTTTTGAAGTACAAGCCCACTTCAGTTGATGAGGATGCCATCAGGGATCTATATGCCGTGGCATATGGAGAGGGCGGCAAACCTTACGAGGAATTGAAGCCCGTACCGGCTTCGAAAATTCCATCAACCCCGCTTTTGGAAAAGCCAATCGTAAGCAGCGGCCACACTGCATTTTCCGATTTCTTGAATGCGCTGAATGCCACAGCCTGGGTAAGCCAAGGACATAACGACTTCCAGCACGCCGCCGGCGGGAAATGCCCATACTGCCAGCAAAACCTTCCGGACAATTTTGAAAATGATTTGGCATCCTGCTTTGACGAGCAGTATAAAAAGGAAACAAGACAACTGGAGGAATTTATCCAAGCCTACAAGTCTGCACTAAACAATATTTATTCTATTTTGAACGGGAATGCAAAAAGCGGCTTTGCCTGTGACCAGCTCACGGCATATGCCACAAAGTTTGAGCTTTTCATGGAAAAAGCAAAAGCGAATGTAGCACAGCTTGAAAAGAAAGCGAATGACCCAACTCTGGTAGTGGAACTGGATGACCTTTCTTCTTACCTACAGAATTTGAACGAGCTGGCCGAGCAAATCAATCAAAAAATCCGCCAAAACAATGCCATCCTCGCTGACATACCCGCGAAACAGGAGGAATGCTGCACTATGGTCTGGACGCTAATGGCAACAGTGTGTCAGGCAGATATCACTATTTTCCAAAGCGACGATGCACGAATAAAGTCCGAGATTTCCAAGCTAAATGGCGAACAGGAACAGGCTGTAACTGATATCGCTGCTCTTACTGAAGAAATTGCACAGCTAAATAAACAGACGGTAAACACAACCGCCGCCAAGGACAGCATTAATGCACTCATCAAATCGTCCGGCTTCCAAGGCTTTTCTCTGAAGGAAAAGCCGGGAACGCAATATGTTTACCAGCTTGTCAGGGAGGACGGAACGGTTGCTAAGGGCTTAAGCGAAGGAGAGCGCCACTTCATAGCCTTTCTGTATTTTTACCACATGGTCATGGGAAGCCAATCGGGCGAAGGCAGAATGAAAGATAAGATTGTTGTGATTGACGACCCGGTTTCCAGTATGGATAGCAGCGCCCTTTTTACCGTTGCTTCCCTTGTCCGAGAAATGATAGCTGTCTGCTACAACAATTATGAACTGACCGAGGAAGAAGGAGTGGATGACCATATCAAACAGCTTTTCTGTCTGACGCATAATCCGTTCTTTTTCAAAGAGGTTATCTACAATCGGATAGCTTCCTATGAGTGTGTTTCCGTCTTTGAAATCAGGAAGCGGGAAAATAACCACTCCGTTATCGAAAAATGCGAACAGGACAGCCCTCGCGTAGGCGATGGGAAAATCAACCGCAATCCTGTGGTCAACACCTACGAGGCTCTTTGGAAAGAATACAGAACCTCTGAAGATCCAGTGGCACTGATGAATGTGTCGCGGCGCATCCTCGAATACTACTTCCTACAGATGTGCGGATATTCCAATGGAAATATCCGCAGCGATTTGATGGAAAAACACCGCTCTGATTTTGAAACGCATCGTCCCGACGGTTCGGTTGACCATACGAGATATGATATCGTTGACGCTATGGTTTCCGTTTTGGATGTCGGCGCACTCGCATTCAACGACGGCTTGTACTTTGATGCGTCCTCTGTTGATCCGGCACTGCTGAAAGATGCATTCCGGCAGGTGTTTTATGTATTAAACCAGATGCAGCATTACAAGATGATGATGCAGGAAAACTAAGAGTGAATGCTTTATTGACAGAGTCGCTCCTATGCAATTGCTCATTGAATGGGAGCAGTGCCGCACAAAAATATATTCATGAAACAGAGGAGGCATAAAATGCACATCAGTTACAACAAGCTGTGGAAAATGTTGATTGATAAAAATATGAACAAACATGACCTGAAAGAATTAAGCGGTGTCAGCTCTGCTTCCATCGCCAAGTTAGGCAAAGGGGATAATATCACAACTGATGTCCTCATAAAAATCTGCGAATCACTTGATTGTACCTTGGAAGATATCATGGAAACAGTGAAAGATTGACGAGGAGGTGAAATCGTGCCGAATGTGGTTACAATCGATATGAGCACCCCATCCGTTCAGTATCTATGCAAGAAGGATAAACGTTTGGCAAAGGTCATTAGCATGGTTGGCTCCATCAGCTATGTCCCTCATGAAGAAGATGCCTACGCTTTTTTAGTACACGAAATCATCGAGCAGATGCTTTCCGTAAAAGCAGGACAGAAAATTTATAGCAGGCTTGAGGAACTTTGCGGAGAAGAAATATCGTCCGTTCGAATCGCTGCACTAACAGATGAACAAATCCGCAGTACAGGAACATCCAACGCAAAGGTCGAATACATACGAAATATCACAAATGCAGTTACAAATGGAACACTCGATTTTTCTGCGATGCAGCACCTTTCGGATGAAGAGGTTATTGCAAGTTTGACAAAAATCCGAGGCATCGGGAAATGGACGGCAAAGATGTATCTGATGTTCGTCCTCGATAGACAAGATATCCTGCCGTTTGAGGATGGAGCATTCCTCCAAGTGTATCGGTGGATGTATAAGACGCAGGACTGTAGCGAAAAAGCCGTAACGACTAAATGTAAAAAATGGAAACCTTATTCTTCTGTCGCATCACGTTTCTGCTACAGAGCCTTGGATGCCAGTATGACAAAAGAAGAATTTCATTTGTTCAAATGAAAGGAGTAAGTTAAAATGAGTGCAACAGACGAAAGGAACGAACGTGTCCGTAAAATTCTTGATTCTCTTTACGAAAGAGCAGTGGATGCCGGTGTTGAAATTGATGAATCCGCATACAGGGATTCCTTGGAAAAGCTGTTCTCCACTACAGCATGGGGATTTAGAGAAATTCTTCTTGTGGTGATTATCGGGATGCGTCTTGACCGTGCCTTCAAAGCATCTACCGGCCTGTATGACTGCAATCCGAGGGCAATTTATGAAGGACCAATTAAGGAATTCCTTATTGAAAAAGAAATCCCCCATCGTAAGTCCGGTCCGTTGAATGTTGCAAAAGCTACTGTAGGTTTGGATATGACATGGGCGGCACAGCGCAGACCATCTGACGTCGCTGAGGAGGTTGTCAACCTTGTAAATTTTATGGAGACTGATGACACGGATACAGAACTCCGTATTGACAATGTGGGAACATCCCTTCTTCGCAGGCTTATTGCCTATTCCAACAGCATAGAATCCCTAGCTGTTGCTATTGATCCGACATCTGACCCTGAATTCCTCTACCGCCTGTGCTGTGAGTTGATTACAAAAGTACCCGATGCGGGAAATACGCCACAAAAGATTGCCGCGTACCTCCTTAAAAACTACCATACATTCCTACATACTGGTGTTATTGTAACGGGCGAGGATGACCGTGCATCTGTAACAAGCACGACAAGCAAGAAGCCTGGAGATATCAACGAAGAGATACCCGAAGGGGTTATCCGCAAAGTATATGAGGTCACGGTAAAGCATTTTGATCTGGCACGAATCCGTGACTCCTACGACTGTGTTTCCATATACAACGATGCTAACGATGCGGATATACATGAAATCATTGTCATCTGTCGTAGGGAAGACTGTCCTTCGGATATGAAGCCCAGCGGTCTTCATGGTTATCTCGGAAGCTATACATACCGGGACATGATGTACTATTATTGGGATATCTATGAATGGATAGCGAATACGCTCCAGCGTATGACAAATGATGGCAGAATTGGTTTCTACCTCAATTTGAACTCATACATTGATGATATCAACACTTCCGAAAGCGTTAAAAAGCTGTGGAAGGAATTGCACGAAAGCAACTAACAAAACGCCGCCAGTCATGCATACTGGCGGCCAGACTGTCAAAAAAGGTCAGCAAAAGCTGGCTTTTTTTGATATAATAAAATCAGAGGTGAGAACATGCTGATAAAAGAAAAGTCGGAAAGAAATACACTGGAAATGGTCAGCCTCGAAGGGCTTGTTCCGCAGGATCATCTGCTTCGGAAAATTGACTGTGCAGTGGATTTTACTCATATTTATGATTTTGTGGAAGACCTTTATTGTGCGGATAACGGGCGTCCCAGCGTTGATCCTGTGGTCCTGTTTAAGATGGTGCTCATCCAGCACCTGTATGGGATCCCATCCCTGCGGCGTACCGTGGAAGAGATCAGCATGAATATCGCATACAGGTGGTTTCTTGGCTATCTGCTCAATGAATCGGTTCCTCATTTTGCCACCATCAGTTATAACTTCAGGCACCGATTCAACGAGGACACTATAGAAAAGGTGTTTACATGGATCCTTTTTGAGGCGCAAAAGAGCGGTTATCTTTCCCCGGAAGTTGTATTTATGGACGGGACCCATATCAAAGCAAACGCAAACATCCATAAAAGAATGAAAAAAGCGATCCCCTCTGCGGCGAAAGCCTATGAGGAACAGCTTATGAAAGAGATCAATGAGGATCGCCAGGCACATGGAAAAAAGCCTTTTGACGGGAACAGCGGCGGCGGGGAAAGAAGGGAACGGGAGGTCACGGTATCAACAACTGATCCGGAGAGCGGCATGTTCCGCAAAGGGGATCATAAACATTGTTTTGCGTATGAGGCCCATACAGTCTGTGACAGGCATAACTTTATACTGGACACGGTAGTAACAAGCGGAAATGTACATGACAGTGTTGCCTTTGATGTGCTTTATGAGAAGGTGACCAGAAGGTTTCCCCAGATCAGGACAGTCACCATGGATGCGGGATATAAAACCCCGTGGATCTGCAAGCGCATCATAGATGACGGACGGCTCCCCTCCCTGCCTTATAAACGCCCTATGACGAAGAAAGGATTTCATGAATGGTATAAATATGTATATGATGAATATCTGGACATCGTCATCTGCCCGGAATACAAAAGCCTGCCGTACAGCACGACCAATCGGAAGGGCTACAGGGAATATAAGAGTCTGTGTTACCAGTGTGAAGCATGCCAGACGAGACATCTGTGCACGGAGAGCAGGAACTGTCAGAAGACAGTAACCCGCCATATCTGGGAGGATTATATAGAACAGGCGGAGGATATCCGGCATTCACCGCAGGGAAAAGAAAGTTACTGTCTCAGATCACAGACGATCGAAAGGGTGTTTGCCGATGCAAAAGAAAAATATGGAATGCGTTATACACCTTACCGGGGACTGAAAAGAGTCAGTATGTGGGTAAGGCTGAAATATGCTGCCATGAACCTGAAGAAACTGGCGATGTGGAAATGGAAGGCAGCTCACCGACAGTTTTTTGTCGCGATGAGTATTGCTGCTTTAAAAAAGAACCTCTGCTGTGCTGCTGCATAACAGGGGTTCTTTGACAGTCTGGCCGCCAGTCATGCATACTGGCGGCATTTCTCATAGTAAAAAACATATTGCTGGATAATGCCTGCATTTTGTCCAAAAAGACCGAATGGCGATTTTCCTCCGCAATCATGCTCAATGGCTCTCGAAATCCAGACATCTATAGGGACACAGGCCGTTCTCCCATAGGCAAACAGAGCAACACAGTTAGCCACCTTTTTGCCCACCCCATGTATTCTTTGCAATGTTTCAAGAAGGGCCTCATCACTGTAATCTGGCAGAACATTCAGATTAAGACCTCCTGTCTGGACTTGGCGAAGCGCATCAAGGACATATTGTGTCCGATACCCCAGACCGCACTCCTTCAATTGCGTTTCTGTCGCATTCGACATTTCCTCCGGCGTGGGAAAAGAATACAGGGTTTCATGCCTGGTTTCAATACGATGCCCAAAACCCGATGCAAGCAACTCCACAGATTTTGAAATAGCAGGAATGCTTTTCCTTTGTGAAATGATAAATGTAATAAGCATCTCCCACGGATTTTGACGCAGGATGCGAATACCCCGACCATAAACCATCGCCTCGTGTATAAATTGGTGTTTGTTACATTCAGTTCCAAAAATGTCGTTATAGCACCTACCGAGGTCAAAATAAAAACTCCAAATGTTTTTCCACGCATTAGGGCTACAAGAAACAGAGAACATATGACTTCCAGTCTCCCGTATGTATATAACCTCATCACCGCTTATAAAACGATAAGCTCCATCTTGTAGTCTTCCCACGCGAAAACATTGACCACTCAGTGCGATTTTTTCCAAGTCAAAATCATCTTGAATTTCTACCAGCATATCTCGCTCCAATCAAACTGTAGCCGTTTCCTTTCTCATATAGGCTATGACCGCTTTTGCTACTGCCTCCGCCATTCTGCATGGGACAGCATTGCCGATTTGTGTGTATATCGCTCCTTTGTTTCCGCAAAACACATAATTATCCGGGAAGGATTGAATCCTTGCCGCTTCCCTGATCGTGATCCGCCTTAAGCGTTCTGGCGCCTCTTTGAACTCAGGTACAATCGTACCTTCCATCAGCCCCCTATGGTAATCAACAACCCAATCGCTTGATGCCTCCCCGTAAAGATAGTCCTCATCCACAAAGGGAGTCTTATTTCCACCCATAGAGGCAGGCAACGTATTTGCATACCCGTCGACATCTATCGGCCTGCCTTGCCCGTTGAAATACATCCCGGCGTATGGTGATTTTCTCATCACTGGATGTGTGGCAAATGTAATCTTTGCAGTGCAAGTATCTGGATTCTCATCCGTGCCTGCTCTTCCCAAAGACTGCAGCAACTCTCTTACGATTGGAGCATCATTTTTCTGCTGTAGAAGTAGGTCTTTCATATAATACTCAAAAAACGGATCTCCGTTATCCCTTATGCCGATAAAGAAAACTCTTTCACGCTTTTGTGATACCCCATACTCTGTAGCATTCAAAATGAATGGTACACAGTTATAACCCAAGGCACGAACTCGATCCAGATACTTTCTGCGCACAGGTTCCCACTTTTCCAACACACCCAGAGCCTTGACATTCTCCATGACAAACGCTCTTGGACGAACCTTTTCAATAACATCCAAAAATGTGAAAATCAATTTGCTGCGGTTATCATCAGGATTCATTTTGCCCGCCACGGAAAATCCCTGGCACGGTGGTCCCCCGAAAACCAGATCAACCCCTTGAAACTGACCAAGTGAATCAAGGATATTATTCACATCATCATTTACCATAACCCCGGAAGCGTGGTTAGCATTATATGTTGCCGCCGCTTCACTCATAAGTTCGTTCGCAAAGATTACCTCAATTCCTGCTCTCTCGAACCCGATATCCATTCCGCCTGCTCCTGTGAACAGGGAAACTGCGGTTAGTTTATCTGCCATTCTCTGTCACTCCTTCACCATTACCGTTGTGGATGCGAAAAATCAGTGAATTGTCACTTGAGTCAAGATAAATGTCAAACTTGGTCTTCCCTTTTTCTACACCCATATTTGATAGGATTGCCTTTGGCATTCTCACCCGCATATCCTGCTGTAAAACGTAAGTATCAAGATAGATACAAGAATCTGTCATGTCGGTACCCCTTTCAGCTTGATTTCAGTCTAATTATAAACTATTTTCAGTCCAAAATCAACCTCTGTGTTCGCAAACAAAGAAAACGGGGATTAGTTGTATCCTACGAATTATATAGCTGAACGTATCTGCATAAGTTCGTTCAATTATGCACCAAGTGCAAAAAGCCAGCTGCTCCCAGCGGACAAAAAAAATAAGATTTAGCGTCATGCCAAACCGAAAAAGCCTTGAACTCAAGGGGATTAAGCCACTCTTTCCCATGTCCTTTGTATCAATCCCGTCACTGTTATATCGTAAATCGTTCTTGCAATATTTTTTCCTGACAATGTACTACTGTCATCATAGAACAAAATATTTACCATAAGGCGGATAACCTCGCGGGGCGTATAATGTTGTCCCGCATCTTCGTTGTGTGACTCGGAAAATCTACGAATGATTTCTTCAAAAATATATCCCATTTCTAAATTGGAAATGATATCAGGATGAAGATTTGCTCTGGTCGAAGTGAACTCTTTGATAACAATATACAGAATACCTTTTTTTGCCATCGTATCAATGTGTCCGTCAAACTTAAATTTCTCAATAATGTCCCTTACATTTTCAGAAAAGCCATTTAGATAATCATGAAAATTTTCTTCGATATTATCAGGATCATCCAACAGCTTTTCAAATGTATATTTACTGGTATTATAAAATTCGTAGCTCGATACTTTACGCAATAAAACATCCCTCATCGGCAAAGTCTTAACCTCATCATATTTTTCAAGAACTGCTTCCTTCGTATCTGCAAGAATACAGTCAAAACGACGGATAACCGTCAATGGTAAAATAACCTCTCCATATTCATGAGGTTTGTATACACCTGTCAATTTGTCTGCAATCGCCCATATCAAAGCTACTTTTTCATTTATACTTGTGCTTAAATTCATATGATATCCCTTCTGTATTTCTTAAAACGCTTTCAATGTTTTCAATTTAATGTCTATTATCCCTATTATCTTAGTATATCCAACTGCCCGAACATTATCAAGCCAAACTTTGCAACTTTTTAATCATCCTTTAAGATTTTCTACCTTGCATTTTCTTTACTAAAAATCATCGCTCCCTATCCCTCTGCTTTTTCTGAATATTATCCTTTACTCCGCAATGTTTTTTCCGATACTCATACTCTTTCAAGAACTCATCATAGACTGTCATCTTATATTTCATACTTTTCATTTTACCTTCGTCATATCCCATCCGTTTTTGATATTCCTTTAATTCCGCCATTTGGTCAGTTGTCGGCGGAGGAAGCAGTTTTGTACGCTCTTCCAAGGAAAGCTTTGAAAAATCTACTGTTTCCTGTCTAATAATTTCTGGTTTTTTCTCTGAAACAGCTTCTCTTTTACCCTGCCACTGTTTATTGAACTCTTGAAAAACGCTTTCATAAAAAATTTCTTCATCATTCTCATTCACGTCATTATCTGCCTGAAAACGGTCGAAGGCTTCGTAAAATGAAATATTCCTGCCGCTCTTTTTAATATGGAGAAACATATTCTGATTTATCCTCTTTTTTCGATTCCTCTTGCCATTCTTTATAATCATCAAGGTACTGCTTCGTTTCTTCAATATCCCACATAATTCGCCTATACTCCATCTGTTTCTGCTCTTTCTCCTGCATGTACTGTCTGATTCCTGCCACTGTAAAACGGCTTCCAAGTTTGCTTCCCCTGACCGCCTGCGCTTTTCCAGTTTTACCCGCATGGTACGGAAGTGCATAACTAATGGTATTCCCTTTTAATCGTATATCCATGAGATATATTTTCTTTAACATCTCCACCACATCCGCAAG